TTCCTATTTCGGATGCTCACTATGGCGAGGTTGTTCCAAGTGCCAGCACCCACGGAATCAACGAGTACAATCCAGACATTTCCAAGGCACGTCATCTCAAACTTTTTGAAAAGGCTCTTGAAATGGCCCGTGACAACAAGTGCGGAACCCTTGACATTCTCATGCTTGGCGACCTTTTCTCTGGCAACATCCATGACGAACTCAAAGAGACTAACGCTGGCCCGCTCACTAAGCTCCTTGTTGACTACTTCAAGTTCATCGTAGGCGCTTTCAAGAACCTAAAGAACCAGTTCAAGAAGATGAATGTTTACTGCGTAGTTGGTAACCATTCTCGCACAAACCAGAAATGGCAGGCAAAGAATAAGGCATACGATAACTACGAGTACATCCTGTACAAGTTCATTGAGGAAGCCTTTGCCGAGGACAAGACCGTTTCCATTCATGTTTCCGAAGCTCCGTCTGACATTGCCGTAATTGGCGAACAGAAGTGGAAGATTGAACACGGTGACGCATATCGTGGCGGCGGTGCATTCTGCTCCCCGATTAGCACTGTCACCAGAGACAACTTCAAGGACTACGGCATGTTCATGAAGATGGGCATTGATTTCGATGTGGCTATCATGGGTCACTGGCATCGTGGTGGTGAATGGTTCCTTGGAGGAAAGTGCATTCCTATTTACCTCAACCCGTCAATAGTCGGCCCGAACGAATACAGTATTGAAAAACTGCACGAGACTTTCCCTGCTTCCAGTTACATCTTCGTGACAAACGGCAAGGAAATTACGTCACAAACCCTCTACATGTTGCAATAGATTATGGCTTCATTTTCAAAGGCAAAGGCTCATATACTGAGGTTGGCACCCGAGACGGCTTGTGTCCTTATCGGGCAACCTGGTATTGGTAAAACCGAGTTCGTTTTCGACCTTGCTCAAACGCTTGGTCTTGAACTTGTCAAGCTCCGTTGTGCCGAAGCTGGTGAAACGGGAGACCTAAGTGGTCTTCTTAGAGAAGTCAACGGAGTTCATTCCCATACGATTCCTGACTGGCTTTCCCGCAACAAGCCCGTGTTGCTGTTCTTGGACGAAATCAACCGTGCCAAGAAAGATACAATCAACGCAATCATGCAGCTTTGTACCAAGGAACAGGAATTCCTTGGGCATAGGCTGGTGCCTGGTTCAAGGGTTATATGTGCTATGAACCCGTCTAGTATTGCAAGTAACGATGTTGACGAGCTGAACCGTGCTTTGTTCTCCCGTATGTCCAGAATATACATTGATGTCAGCAAGCCTGACTGGCTGGCATGGGCTACGACGCATGGTATTCACCCTGATATCATCAACTACATCGACCAAGCTACTGACGAGCATCTGTACAAGATGGACGACGTTGAGCAGTTTGAAGATGAAAACACGGTCAACCCGAGAGCGTGGGAAAACTTCTCGAAGATGTACACCAATGGAATTAAACTTGGTGATTACAAGGTAGACCCCACGCTTATTCAGAGTGATGCCGCTAGCCATCTCGGCCCGAACGAGGCGTTGTGCTTCTTCTCTTGGCTGTGTACTAAGCGGATGTTCAATCCGCAGAATTACCTCCTAGAGACGAATCAGGTTAAGGTAATCGCTTCTGCAAGCCGTGTTTCCAAGATGCTCGATATTTACCAGACTGAATTGTGCAACAATGTGACCAAGACGATGATAGCACTTTTGTCTAATCCTTCCATGGAACAGTACAAGAGCACTATCGTCACCAACCTCTACCACCTGTTCGACCGTATATCCGTAGAACATGTTGCGGACGCATACGAGACTTATATCAAGCCTGCGGTTCTCCAAAATGACAAACCTGATTGGTTTATAAAGCTTACTCACACTAACGAGGAGACTTGGAGTAAGATTAAAACTATCATCCAAGGTCGTGGAAAACCTGTCGTTGGTGTAAAAAAATCTAAACAAACCAAGAAAAAGTAACTTTTTTCACGAAACCCCTTGCCAAAGGGGTTTTAATGTACTATATTCTTAGTCAGTGAAATGAAAAGTCTCACTCAACAAAAGGTAAAAATATGATTATCAAACTCAATATCACAGGAATGCCTTCAACTCGTTTGAAGCTCACAAGCAAACTTTTCACCCAGCTTCACGTCGAACGCAAGACTGACGAGTTCGGTCGTCGCGTGTCTACGTCTTGGACGACTGGTAACACCGAAGTTACTCTCGAACGTTACCATTCCAACAAGAACAGCAAGGATGTTGATGGCGTGATTTACGTCGGTCGTTCCTTCCAGCAGTACATGGACAAGTTTGATGCAGACCTTGGCCTCCGTCTTGCTACCGTTCGTGCATTCACCAAGTTCTTCTCCCTCAATGGAAAGACTGCTGCAGAAGCCAAGAAGCTTGCCGAAGTTGCCACTGACATCGTCATGGCAAACAAGGACAAGAAGAGCGCTGTTGTTGGCGGTGCCGCTGCACCTGCCAAGAAGGTAAAGGCTGTTGCAAAGACTGCTGCTGCAAAGAAGCGTGGCCGTCCTGCCAAGGCTGACAAGGCCGTAGCCTCTACCGCACAGGCTTCTGCCGCTCCGAAGAAGCGTGGCCGTCCTCGTAAGCAGCCTGTCTAAGGAGGAAACATGAAGAAGGAATTTAGTGGCTACCTCAGTGCATTCACGCCTGCGACAAAGGACAATGTTCCTTTTGTCAAGTTCTCCATCAAGACCAGTGAGAGCGGTGCTGGAAAGCATCTTCTTGACGGTACTCAGGAGCTTGACAATGCGTTTTCGAGCGTGAAAGATTTCGTAACGAACAAGGGTTATGGAAACACGAAGTGCGACCTTGATGACCCTCTTCGTGTTAACGTTACCTTTGCATCGTTCTCCTACGAAGCATTCCTTGTCTCCATCGCTGTAAAGAAGAAGGTTGACAAGGAACTTGGCGACGTAGCAGAATACACCTTCAATTTCGAAAAGGACCCGAGCAACGATGATACTCAGTTCTGGTCTTCCCACCTAAAAGTCAAGGAAACTGACGAAGGCGGTGATGAACAGGAAGATGAAGACGGAGTCTCTCCCGTCGATGCTGAAATCATGGCTCAGACCGACAACCTGTTTGGTCTTCTTGACGAGTCCCCGAAGAAAAAGAAGAAGAAAAAGTCTGGCTTCATCATGTACGCCGTCACGGTTGAAACACCTGAAGTCGAAGACGGAACCGAAGATGTCCCGTCCGAGGATGCTGAATGATGAAGTATACCCCAGATACCGATAAGGCGTTGGCATGGATTTTTATCCTTGTCATGGTTGTCGGAATATTGGTGTACTTTTTCCGAGGTTAGGATTGGTTTGGAGTGAGGAAAGGCTACCCTTTTGGGTAGCCTTTTCTGTTTACATATGGGCGCCTCTGTCAAACAGGCCGCAAACATTTTCCTCGGTTAAAACAATCCAGTTTACACCTCGGCTGATACACCAGTTTCGTGCAGCAGCCCATTTTGCTTGGTTTACCATCACTTCTTCGCATTGCTGGTAGTAACGGAGCATCTTCTTTTGGTGCGCCCTTACCTTCTTGGGATTTGCACTTTCCTGCAATGCTTTTGGTGGTTTCGGCATGACTGAAAATTTCTCGGGCTTAATTTCAATTAGGAACTTGTTTATCTTGCCATCATTGTTCGCCTTGCACTCACAGTAGATATCGGGAAAATACTTGCTCATCTTATGGAGTTTTGGCGACATATAATAGATTTCGAAATCAGGTTCGTATCCCCATTTCAGTACATAGTTGTTATTGTCCATCGCTTGGAAAATTCGTTCTTCCCAAGACGACTTGCATATCGGTGCGGCCAGATTTTCCATGTACTTCTCTGGATGCACCAATTTGTAACGAGCGTGTTTCGTCTTTGTTCCGTAAATCATGTTGCCCCCTATTTACCAAGAATTCCGTTTATTTCGTCTTCGTTGTAGTCATCGACGAGTTCGTATGTCACTTCAATCTCGGCAGGATATACGTCGATTGCAGCTCGTCCAGTCTGATTTGACGGGAACGGAGTAAACTCCTGACTCATGTTTACTGGGTAGACCTTCTTGCTGCAGTTATCGAGAATCTTCGTAAGTTCGTCAACAGTGTCGCTTGACATCTTGTAATCGGCGAGCATCCTGAGCAGCTGGTAGTATTTCTCGGTGAAATATGGGCTGACCGTCTTGTCAATCAGATTATGGGAGATTGCGATACACTTCTTCTCTTCTGATTTCGATATGGGTTTCTCGCCAACATTTACTCCGTTTTCCATATCTGGTGCCGTCCTGAACTGGATAGCTTCCTCGACCTTGCTTGTCGGGGTGTTGGCTGCGGTAGACCTTCTATGGTCACTGCACTTCTTCTTTATTCCAGATGCTTCAAGCTGGGACAGTAGCGAATCGAACTGGGTCTTCGGGTTGTCACGGTAAATCTCACGGAACTCGTAATCGGAGAATGATTTGTAACCGAGCTTTGCCGCAATGCACAGGTCGTAAAGGTCTGCTTCAAAGGCGCCCTGCCAGAACGTGTCGTTAAGACGGAGGTTCTCGTTAATCTCCTTAATCTTGCCCTCGATGTCCTGCATCAGGCCTGGGCAAAGATGGCTGAAACATACCGTCCAGCTCTTGAAGGTGTTAATCATGTCGATAATCGACATTCCGTAAAATTCCCTGTTGTTCTTGTATTCAAGTGTGTAGATGAAGAAGCACTCGAAGTTGCCAACCATCTTGATGAAACCCGAAACATCGAACTTCTGGGTCAACAGGTCGGCATAAGCCTTGATAAGTGCCCTGAGTGGCTTCATGAGCATTTCGAAGGTCATCTCGATTGCTTCCTTGATGCTCAGGTACAGCTTCAACAGGAAGTCGTAGAGTAGGTCGTTCAGGGAACCTGCGATGCCACCACCGATTCCAATTCCTACGCCAAGCGACAGCGGGAACTTGTTCTGGAGACATTCCAACACCATCTCGGGGTTTCTGGAAATATCGTTTCCGTCGGCATCCTTGTTGCAGCCTGTTACGCATGCAATTGCACGACAGAAGCACGGGCAATCAATCATTATTTGGAGGAGTTCATCCCAGTTGAAATCAAGGCTGACGCTTGCACCGACCCCCACTTCGAGAGATGCGGACATCTTGATATCGGATAGCAAATCCGTGATGCACTTGAATACTGCGTCGTTGAAATTCAGCAGGGCTTCTTCAAGGCGTAGGCGGGCTGCGTCAATCTTTGCGAACAGGACGAATGCCGCCTTTGTCGCAATGTCGATTGTACCCTGAATCCACGCAATCCATGTGCCGATTGTCTGGCACAGCGATTTGCTCAACGTAAGTGCTCCGTCCAGATTGACAGGAAAGTTGAAATTGTTGTATTCCGTGAAGCTCTTGTTCAGGTTTGATAACATGCCGACGGCAGCATAGGCGTTGATGCCCATGGTTTCCCTGCACCAGTCAAATACGACCTTTGTGCAGTTGGTTGCTTCCAGCTTGCTAGTTACATTGTTTACGGAGTTAGCGGCCTTCTCGACAGCTTCGGTGAAGCTGCTCAAGATGCTGGAATCCGTTTCGGTAGCCGAAGTATCCTGTCTAGGCGAAATTACGTCTGTGATGCACTTTGCCATTTTGTATGCCGCATGTTTCGATTATAGTTTATATCTGGTCCAAAACCGTGTCTGCATTATAAACTATCATTGAATCGACAGGTGTATTATGGCCGATATAAACCAAAATAAATCTACTCAAACGTCCAATCAGAAAGTCAATCAGACTTCTGGCAATGACTCAATCAAGTCAATTGCCGATGCTCTTGCTGCATTGCCGAAAGATACCGAGCAGACGATGAAGGGGTTTCTTGACCAGCAGATGGCCAATGCGAAAAACGTAAACGACGAGCTGGTTGAACAATTCGGAAGCGCTATTGACAATAGCGATATTGCTGCCTCCTTGAATGAAGTCAAGGACTATTTCCGCAAGTCCAGTGAAGAAAGAAAACAGGATGAGGAAGCGGCGAAACAGCAAGAGTTCATGTCGAATATACAAAATGACCTCGAACGGATAATGGAAATCCAAGGTGATTCCCTCAGGGCTGAGTTGAAACGTGATGAGGCTGTCAATGATGCAAACCTGAACGAAGTCGAAAATAAGGAAGATGAAAAGGTAGACGAAGATACAAATGTCGTAAATGAAGATATCAAGCCTACCGAAGTGAAAGTCGATGTACAGCTCCCTCAACTGGAAGAAAAGGAACCTGCTGACAACGTTCCTGTCGAACCCAGCAAGGAAGAAACATTGCTGGGAGATATCGCTAAGTCCCAGACTGAGCAGAATTCCTTGTTGAACGATATTGGCCAGAAGTTGTCCGAGGTCGATGAGACTGAACCCGATGAAGTAAAGCCCAATGAACCTAGCAAGGAAGAGAACTTGCTTAACGACATTGTTACGGCACAGACAGAACAGAACGCATTGCTGAGTGATATCGGCAAGAAGTTGCCAGATGTCGATAGTAACGAGCCAGTAATAGACAATGCTGAAACCAACAAGTTACCCGAGGTTGATGAAAACGAAAAGGAAACCCCTGATGAACCCAAAGAGGATTCATCGAAGGAGGCAGAAAAACGGTTTTCCGAAGTAAATGACAACTTGGGAAAAATCAACGATAGTCTGGACGATATTTTAGACCAGTTTGGCGACTCCGTTGCGAACACGGACATCAATGAACCTGTTCCAGTAAATGTTCATGTAGATGTAGAAAACAAGCAGCCTGAACCCGAAAAAACTGCCGAGGAAATTTCTGATGAGCCGAAATCGGTTGAACTTGCCGAAGGTAGCATGAACAGCCTTCGTGAACTTGCCGATACAATCAAGCAGAATGAAGATGACCTGTTAGAAAAGCTGGGAAATCAGGCGGTTGAATCGAATGCAGAAAATGCTCGTTTGAATAAAGACTCCATCACTGAGTTGGCAAACGACATTTCTGGAGCCTCCGATGCGATGAACAATCAGGATGACACTCCGTTAAAACCTCGTGCGGATGAAAAGGCTGAAACTGAGGATAACTCACGTAATGAACGGCCTGTTACCGAGAAGAGTCTTCAGTTTGACGAGGAGACGAATCAGGCGACTGCAACGGAAGAACCTGCACCAGTCCTAGATACCAGAATGGACATGGCTGCACGGGCGGAAAGGGACATTACACCTACATTGAACGAGGTGCAAATGTTCAACAGGATGTCATTGACAAAGGAAGAAATTCTGGTGCTTGCATCGGAAATAGGAAAGGCTGTCAGAGAAAACCTTGTTGACAGGGAAGGCGACAGGGCTCGTGATGCAGCTTATCTGAATGAAGTTGAAAGAATCATGAAGGGTTAGTGTATGGCGGAAAATAATAGCATATTCGGTAAGAGAACCCGTTACGGTATCAAGGAGAGTTACGCACAAGATGCGAAGGGAATTATCCATAACTCCATTAACGAGCTTAATCCTAACGTAGTTAGAATTGAACCTCTTGGCCCTACTGCTCGCCAAGTGTATCTGGGCCCAGTTCATGCTGCAGCCGACGCATTGAAACTGCGTATGGCGTATGCGATGAACCCAGATGCGTTCAAGCCTTTTTATGGAATATTGACTCCAAATGACCTAACAAACGTGTGCATCAATTTCGCATCCAACTGGACAAGGGAAAATGGCAAAAGTTCGTTTGACCGTGCAGTTGAAATTCTCAAATCACCTGCTGTTGCAATGCCGCTGGGAGCAAATGTTGGCGAAACCATAGGCGAGAAGCTCGGTGGTCACGATGCGGCAGGATTTGGATTAGGAACAGCGGCAGGCGCCATTGCTTCTTTCATCGCTGATGGAAAAACTGATAAGAACGGCAAGGGCACATCTCTTGTAGACAAGGTGTCATCGTTTATTGGAAATGTCAGCGAAAAGCTTGGGTCTACTACGGAATTGTATGGAATGGACTCTGCATCTACTGGCGCTTCTACATTGAAACGGTATGCTGGTGCAAATATGAGTATTCCAGCAAATCTTACATTTACATGGTATATGCCAGAACAGGAAGACTTGTTCCGTCTTTCCATACACAGGCTCTTGCAGCTTGCTTATGTAAGGCGTGCTTACTCAGACAAGACTGAGTTCTACGATAATCTGAGAGCAGCCACTAACGCTGGTATGCAACAGTCGTTCATCAATGCGAAGAATTTGAAGGATGAATTGAGCGGGGTTGCCAAGACGTGGGTTGATGTTGGCACTAGCATTATCGAGCAAGGCGAGAATATTGCTCTGGACGATGCATCACTTCGTGCGTTTGCCGAATCGAGAAAGGGACAGCTTAATGATGGTATCGTTGATGCGGCTGGAAGCGGAGTCAAGGTTGGAAACGCTATTGCAAACGGAATTACGAACATGACAGATGCCCTTGGCCAGACCATTGATTCAAACGCTGCTGAAATGAGTGAAAATGGACAGTTTGCCGATGCGGACAAGCAAAAGATGGTTGATGGAATGAACCGTATCATATCTAAGGTATTGGAGGCGTATGTCGAGGGAAGTACGTTCATGGGAGCGAACTTCGTCCTTGTACCAAACCCTGTTCGCCTTACGATAGGAAACATCCTCGATGTCGAACCTATGGTTATTGACAGTGTTAAAATCATTCCTTCGGAAGAGCTGTTCATCAACAGCATCGGTGCAAGCATCCCTGTGACTATGAAAGTACAGGTTACACTGAGCCAGTGGATGACTCCTGGCCCGAACCATGACTTCATTCACCTTATCGGTGACAATCTGTTTTATCCTATTCCTACGAAGGATTCGGACAAGTCCAAGTAATGGAGGTTTATATGGCTGATGAAACGAATTACCCTAGATTCAGGGATGACGAGCTTTCCATGCTGACCTTGGATAATGTTCAGGGTTACGAGCAGGGAAGGCCTGATGTTATCGCTCGCCGTACGATGGGCAGCAGCAGGATGTGCAAGGTGTTCTGTGCGGCAAACCATATCAGAAATCCGTTGCCATGCCGTGATTCAGTTCGTATATTTGAAGAAAGCGTGTATAACGAACTGTACATGAAAGGCTATCGTGGCGACCAGTTGAAGGCTGAATACAAGAAGATGCTTGATGAACTTGAAGAAACTCCTGAATACTGGTTGCATTACAACAACTTGTTCAACGGGGTTATCAGCGAGGTTAGTGTCGGGACAGCGGTCGTTGTGCCACAGCTTAACGATTCTTTGACTTGGTTGAAGAAATACGATTCAAACATTCGATAGGTAGGCATTCATGCTTAATATAGACAACATAGATAGCGCCTCGATAGAAATATACCTCATGGGAAGGGTTTATCCGAATTCCCTTGTGACGAAGTTTGCCCTTACCATACCGTTGAACGGTGTTCCATACGGCATTGCCACTATACAGAACGTTGATGATTCAAATGCGATTATCCATACAGGCGAATACGGTATCATGAAATTCAACAATACTGGAAGTTCTGCAATGGACAACACCCCATTGACATTCGTCGTCATGGACTCCTCTCCAATCAAGGTTGTGCCTGGTACGAACAACAGCTATCAGGACATCGTTTTCCGTCTGGGTGCTTTCGAGACTATGGACACAAGGACGTTCCAAAAGTACGGTACGTCAACGGAGACGATGCAGCAGGTGTTTAGGCATCGTAAGATTGATGACCCTGTAATCGTAATCCCGCCGAAAACGACGGGTGACATGATGAATTGGATTGTCGTCAAGGCTGACATGGAGAATACCCTTAACGATATCGTTGAGCATTCCTTCCTCGAAGGCGACTATGTGTATTACGCATTCTCTACCGAGAAGTGTAACTATGTCGTATCAAGCATAAACCGTTCAAAGAATTATTACAAGCATCAGATGCTGATGTACTATGTGAACGCAAAGCGTGGCGGCAATGCCTCGATGTTTGAGGATTCTGACTCTGGTTATGTCACTTGGTTCTATACCACGGACAACAGGTGGAGCGATGCTGGCAAGAACAAGAAAGACCTGTTCCCTCACCTTACGTACATGACCCTGACTGACAACAAGCCTGATGTCGGCCTGTGCGATAACGAGTGTTTCGGCAAGCTGTTGAAAGGGGCTGGCTACACCAATCAGGAAGAAATCGACAATTCCTTTGGCCCTGCTGGCTATACTTTCGGTGATGCCTATATGATTCGTGACTGTACGGTGAACACGCATAACATGTATCAGGTATCTCCATTTATCCGTCGTCGTTATCTGGCCACCCTTGGAAAGAAGATGAATGTGACATTGACAAACCTGATGGGTCCAGATGTGGGTTCGTCCGTGTATGTCTACGCCAAGTCCAAGGAATTGAGGGACGACTTTTCCGCACCTGACCAGATTTACTGTGACGAGTATATCGTCTTGGGCAAACAGATAATTAAAAACGATGGAATTGATAGTGGCTCGGCTACCTCGGAAGATACCCTCATCACCGTCGTTACTCTTGGTTCACCAAACCTTCTTTACGGTCATCCGAAGGAAGTTGAGGATGAAATTGCCAAGATTAAGTTCCCAGAGTATAACAATGCACAGAAGAAAGTGTAAAAATGTATTTTATCCATTGTAAAGTAGCTGTATTCAACTATGGGTAAGCTTTGTTGTGATGGAAAATTCGATGTCGGCCTGTATAAGCCGTTGTGTCAACAGCTGGTGGACTTTGGCAACGAGTGTTTTTCCAATTTTGTTGACCGAAACACGCTGATGTGGATGTTTATCTTCTATGACGGGGCGAACGATTGCCCCAAGTGCAGGTCTTCGTTGGCTGAAATTCACGACTGGTTCTACAAGAAAGGCTTGCTGGACAGCTCTAACAACATGGTCAAGATAGTTGTCGAACCAGAACCAGAGAAGTGCAAGATATATAAGTCGCTTGGTCTAACCCTGAAACCGATGCACATATTCTGTGAACCCGATGGCAAGATTTTCGACATATTTACTGGACTTCCAGACAGCAAATGGCTAGACAAGCATATTTACCCGTACATACAGAAGAACATAGGCATGAAGAAGTTGTTGTCTACGATGAAGGAGCAATGATGACGGACATTAAAGAACATAGCATAAAAAGGATAGTTGTCGGTTATACGCTGGACTCCGTTATCGAAGCCCATAACCAGGCACAGAACGTAGAGAATGAAGTGGTGTTCTACAACACAGGAACCCTTGGTGAACCCCTCGACAAGTACAACGACTTCATCTCGTATGACGACGCAAAGCGACTCAGCGTCATTCTCCCCGACCTTGAATTCGATGCGTTCCCAGGTTGTGACTACCTGTACATCCCTTATGAAAAGCTGAAGTTCAAGAACAGCCGCAACGGGTTGATGTCACTTCCGCTCAACAAGCTCAGTTTCGACGACGTTGAAGAGTGGAAGGCTGTTAGAGACGGATATTTCGACGAGCATGTTCAGGCTATCCTGAAAGACATGTCAAATTCGCCTACCCGACTGATAACGATGTTCAAGCAGTATTTACCGAAATGGTTTGTTGACAGCGTTATCCGCAATATGAGTAATACTCGGTGGGCGGACATCCCGACAAGCAACATCACCCTCAATGGTTATCTGTACGAGTTCAACCTTAATCAGATTGACTCGGAAGGCATCCAGATGTGGTACAAGCCGAGAATCAGCTATAACGAAATCTGCAAGCGGATTTTGAAGAAGGACAAGATTCCCGTATATACGGCAACCAAGGAAGATTGCACCCGTTTCCTTACCGAGCGTTCAATCGAGTATGTAACCTTCATGGACAACCGAGTTGACCATTACCTAGGCTATCGTAGCGGCATTTTTGACCGCTGTGTGATGTCGGCTGTTCGCTGCGAGTTGCCGTCGATATTCGCAAACGATTTTGATAACGGCATTATCCGTACACCGACGATGGCTCATTGGGGAATATGCAAGTATGGAAAGGATGTTCGTAAACTTTATTCAAAGAAGTTGACTTCAATCATAGATGTTCCTACATCCGATATTCCGATGACGAAGAACAACCTTAGAATATACGATGCATACTCTAAGCTTCTTCCTTTGTTTGGAAATTTCAAAACATTAAATTTACAGCAGAAAATAACTACGTTAATAAAGTAGTTTTATTGTTTTGCATTTTGTGGGGCTGGGATAAATCCCCTATTTTGTTTGATTCTCGAATTGAAGTCGTATTCATCCTTTGCATTAAGGGCCTCGTAACTGTTACGAGTGTTAAGCATAGTCTTCTTTGTTCTTTCCCAGAACCTTAGGTTGTAGTCCAGAGAAGTTTCTGAGGAACCTACGGTTGCCTGAGTTACGCTAGTATTGTCGTGCAGGCCACGGTCGCTCTTCTTGAATGTACCGTTGAGTGGGTTCGGAACCTTGAACTCGACACTGAACGAAGCGAGGTCCATGTTGGTGTTGTTCGGGTCAATCGTAGGTGCAGCGATAAGCACAACTGAATTGTATTCGGACATCTGGATAACATCAAGATTCGTCCTAGTACCTGGGTCGTAAGAAAGCCACGGGGCGGTTGATGCTAACGCTTCCTTGTTTAGGTCAACTGCCCAGTCGTCAGCGGTAGCACCGTTAAGAAGTTCTACCGAGATGTCAATCTTATGGAAACCAGACTTTGGCCTCAACACGAGAGGAGAAATCTGCGAGTTGAACATTGCGTTGAAAAAGTTGAACCACATCAGGTACTGGTCATCAACTACGGTCAATGTGAGCTGGCCAGGTTGTACCCTCTTTGGCATGTTGAAAGTCAAGTCCTTCATGCTGTCAAGCGAGTCGATTTGTGCCGTAGTCAAAGTTGGCTTCGGAAGCGTTATTGACTTGCAGTTCCATAACATGTTAAGGATTCGCTTTTCGTTATCCCAGTGGTCGTCGATGAAATTGCTGAACTTTTTCATCAGGTACGCAGAACCGTTGAACAGCTTCGGTGCATTCGTATATTTGTCGCCCGCACAGTTAACCTGCATTATGGTCAACGCCTTCTCCACATACTCACCACTGAACCCTATATGGAACTTGTTCGGGACAAATCCTTCTGCATGTGCAAAATACTTTTGAAGGTAGCTGTCCGATGGAAGCTCCGTATTGTGCATCACGGGTGTTACGTGGGTGACTTGGTTATATGGAGTAGACGGTGTACTTGCCATAAGCGCTCCTAGTATGAGTTACTGTTTTCTCCGCCAGTAACTACACATATAGCTGACATAAGCGAGTTGGGGTCGGGGAGGCGGATAATCCTCTTAATCTGGTAATTGAACGACATGGTGAACTTCAACGCCTGAGCACTGCCTGGAGTTACTTGCAATCCACTTATGCTGGTAGGGAAACAGCGGTAGTAACGAACAATCATGTGATGTTGGGCCCTGTCGTCTCCGAAGTGGAAGTCGATATGGGGGATGAACATCAGCCTGTTCCTGTACCTGTGGTCGTAGCCGTAGACCCTGTGGTTATGGTCTAGTATAGGGAATGCGTCCGTCTGACCGCTCTGGATTGTTTCCATGTAGCGATGAAGCGCCCAGTAGTTCTCGTAGTAGTCGTCACAATACATGCTTATCGAAATCGACTCGTCATATTCGTTGTCCTCCTGTGTCGGTATGTAAACAGTGAACTTGTAATGGCTTTCCTTGGCGTATTTCAATGAAAGTCCAGGAGCGGTAAAGTTATCAATGTTTGCATTGACCGTCTCAGGAGGAGGCGCTGTGTGCGCCTTTGTAACGTCATCTACGTGGTGTTTCCCGTCGTAGTCGGGGTCGTAAGATACTGGAAGGTCGCCTATACGGCACCTGATGAAACCCTGATGCACGGGCACAGGATTTCGTACAAGGTTACGATGCAACTCCCTGACAGTTCGGGGAGTGTATATAGGCATTTTCTCAGTCATATCTTACTTCTTTACCTGAACTGAACCGACAAGGTTGGTCTTGGAAACCTTCGGAGGTTCCTTCTTGTACTCAGGCTTACCGAGTTCAACAAGCTTTTCCGTCTTCTTGCCGTCCATGTCCTTCTCGACATACTTTGCGTATGCCTTCGGGTTCGGGTCCTTCATCGGCTTGTCGCTCGTGACAACACCGAAGTCATCACGTCCACCGACATTGAGAGTCGGCTTCTTCTGCGGCTTGACGATGCCAACATTGTTCGGAAGGTTGTTCGTTCTGATAGCGGCGATGAGCTTCTTCATGTCTTCAATGGAAACTGTCTCACCAGCCTTGATTGGCTTGATTGAGCCAACAAGAGATTTGCCGTTGACTTTCGGGGCTCCCTTGACGCTGTAAGTCGTATCGATTGTTGCATCGACAGGCTTGAACTTAGGGGTTCCACCAGCTGCTTCCATCTGAGCAGTCTTCTTGACTTCTGGTTCCTTCTGAGCTTCACTCGTAGTTTCCTTGTGGCCCTTGATGCGTTCAGCCTTCCACTCCTTGATGGTTTTGAGCGGCTTTACACAGCCAACCTTGTCGTTCGGCATGACCAAGCCTTTCCTGTTCGGCTTACGCATTGAATCGGTGTCTGCGGTGGAAACGGAAGCGGCGTTCCAGAACGGGAACACGTCGTCCACATCGAGCGTTTTAACGGGCTTCTTAGTCTCCAAGTGAGCCTTCACTTGACCAAGAAGTTCTTTCTCTGTCGGAATATCAAACATATCCATAATTATACCTATCTGGCTTTTGCCAACATTGTTATGCAAATAGTTTATAATGTTGCGGTGGCGGAATAAGCGGATAAGCACGCATTTCATTCGCATCAAGGTTATAAACTATTTCTGAAATACTTGGTGCAGTGCAATGGAAAATATCTTCATAGAGGCCGTAAACAAGTACGATGGATTGGATGACACCAGAAAGGATGCCATCGTGTCCCTATATCGTACCTTGTTCGAGGCTGACGAATCAACTGAGAAGAAGGACGAAAAGAAAGACGAAAAGAAGGATGATGAAAAAGACGATTCTGATAGTTCAGAAAAGGAGCCGTTCAATATAATCAGGAACAGCACTCCTTCAAACATGACTCCCGCCAAGAACCGCAAGATTCAATATATTGCGTTGCACTACACTGCTGGCAACTCGTCAAAGACTGGCTCTGCAACGAGAACTGTGTTCCCAGCAAAATGCTCTGCCGACTTTATTGTTGACGATGGTGAAATCTATCAGTACAATCCTGATTTGGATAACTACTACACTTGGGCCGTTGGCGTTACCAGTGATGCACTTGAAGAATATAAGAACACGGCAAAGATTGGCGGTGCTGCACAGTATCATAACAAAGCTACAAACGCAAACACAATTTCAATCGAGATGTGCAGCAACTACAGAGGCAAACGAGCAAAGGGAACATCCCCGTTTGACCCTAACTTTTATATGACGGAAGCGACATTGGCTAATACTGCCAAGCTTGTCGCTTACCTCATGAAAAAATACCCTGGTGTACAGATAGTCCGTCATTTTGACATCACTGGAAAGCCATGCCCTGGCCCGTGGTGCAGAGACAATGAAGGCGACCAAGCGTTCCGTTCGTTTGTATCAAGGTGCGGTTCAACTCCTCCACCTCCTGACCCAACTTATCAGGATGTTGAAGATAACGCGATGGAAAAGGATGAGGAACCACCTTGGCCAGATTTCGGTCGTTTCTTTGCACCAGATAAGACGAGAACTGCAGCCGAAACGGTTGAATCGAGTATTTCGGGAAACAATGTTGTTGACGGATTTTTGGGAGCCATTAAGACTCCTGCGGGCAAGCTGATTGCCGATGTCATCGTAAAGAATAACGGACAAGTGTCCAAAGATGTTGTTAAGGATTTTGCAAACATGGTTGTCAAGAACCCGGAGATGTTGAAAAATGTACTCAAACTCGTCCCTAAAAAATAACTACGCCTTGATGGAATCTGCGTTGAACAGTATTGAGGGTCTTGACACCGATACGGTCAGAGCCATCATTGATTTGCACAAGACGATTTATGCCCCGCAGTTCGAAAGCGCTGATGGTGTAGCGAGTGCTGCACTATCGACTGGAATGAACGGTTACTTCATCGGTGCTGGTGCATTTGGTCTTGTTTCTGCAATTGGGGGTGCTGTTGCCGCTGTTGCTGGCGCTCCTGCACTTGGTATAACTCTGGCTGGACTAGGTGTTGCTGGTGCAGTCGGTAGCCTTATCTGGTCGATTTACGACGGGTATGGTTCCGCTACTAGAGCGAAAGATGAAGCTAGCCGTGCTAACCGTGAAGCAGCCGCCATCAAAGATGCAAATGCCGCTGTGGAAAAGAATTTGTCAAGCAACCCGTTCACAAAGTATGCTACAAATGCCGCAAAGCGCACAAGCGAGATTTTGTCTAAGACTGGTGGAACCCTGTTTGACAAGGTTGATGCTGTTGGACAATCTGTAAGCCATGTTAAAGAGGATAACACGACTAGCATGGATGATGATGACTTTGAAGAAAAGTACGGGTTTACCAAGGACCTTCAAATCGTCGATGCGACCAAGGCTCTCAACCATTCGTTGCAGTTCTACTTCCTGATGAACGGTATGAACGAGAACGGAAACAAGGTTATCGACAAGAAGGCTTATGCAGAGTTCCAAGAGGCATTTGAAGATTATTGGGAAGAACATAGGGACTTGCTTCCGTACCTGAACGAGAAGGCGGCAAAGGCAAAGATGTTCCCTGAGTTCGTCCGTCATTATTACACCGATACATTCATGCCAGCGTACAAAAGGAAACTGGTAAAGGCAATCGAATCTAGTGACGAGAACAAGAGCGTTGCAGAACTGGAAGCGGAAGGCCGTGATGAATTTGGTACGGTCGTTGACAAGAATAAATACTATGCGTCAATGGGTTTTAGTGCGGATGGAAAGGTGACTGACATTCAGAAATTCTCCAATGCGTTTATGGCCAAGACAGGCCTTGACCTGAGCTACAATCCTGTATCTCCTGAAGGCCATCGTCTACTTGAACGCATGATGAAAGACCCGTCAAGCGAATATCTGAAATACCTCCCTGCTCCCGTGTTCCTTATGACCGAGGAAGACCAGAAGCCGTTTATCGAGAAAGCGAAGGACCCAGACCGTCGTGGAGAATCCCAGTTCGGTCGTTATGGTAGCGAAATGGTTTCTGCTGCTGCTGTAAATCAGGCTGTCGCAGGACAACGGCAGGCTGGTCAGGAACAGCAAGTGGGACGTAAGGTGAAAGGCCCTGCACAACAGGCTGCAAGGCCAGTGTCCAAGCAGGCTGCACCTAAGCAGGATATTACAGACGCTCCTGATGTCATGAAACAGGCCCCCCAGTGGCGTACCGTTGGTAAGGCTCAACTGGCCCAACTCTACGGAGTGGCGAATGACCGTGCAAGGCATCTTATGCGACTGGGTTACATCATGAACATCAAGGACGGAAAGTTCTACCGCATGAGTGACGAAGACAAGAACACGATGTCGAAGATTGTGTTTGAGGAAATGGACAGACGGTCCCACGAGAACGCCAAACAGCGTCGTCAGGTGGCTTTGAACCAAGGTCGTTTAACAAGGGCGGAAATGACCCAATCGGAAATTGACGCTTCCAACAAGAAGGCAGGATTCCCGCAAGGAACATAGATAGAAATAAATAAGGAGTGATACATGCCATTTAACGGAATACCTAATTTGCGTGATGCAAATGAGCCTGTGAAGCTCGACCTAGAGAAGTTGAGGGAAATCAAGAAGTGTGCCCTCGACCCTATTTACTTCATCCGCAATTACGTTTACATCAACACGAAGGACAACGGTATGCAGTTGTTTGACCTGTACGATTTTCAGGAGGCGGCGATAAAACGCTTCATGAAATACAGGTTCAATATCAACAAATGGTCAAGACAGGTGGGCAAATCGACCATTGTGCGTGGCTTCATCCTTTGGTGGGGAATCTTCCACAAGGACCAGTTGATAGCAATGATTGGTAACAAGCTGTCGTTGGCTAAGGAACAGATGCAGCAGCTCCGTGATTCGTACAGTAGGCTCCCGACATGGTTGCAGCCAGGTGTGAAACTCTGGAACAAAACGTCAATCCAGTTCTCGAACAACTCACGTATCATCGTGTCTTCGTCATCGCCTGACAACATCCGTGGTTTCTCCATTAACTTGTTGTACCTTGACGAATTTGCGTTCCTTAGGCCGAACCTTGCAGCTGAATTTATTGCTTCCGTTATGCCGTCTATTTCCTCTGGTAAGACGACCCGTTGCATCATCACTTCGACCCCTAACGGAATGAACCATTTCTACGACATGTGGCAGACATCGTTGGAACTGGAACAGGCGGAAGCCGAGTTTGATAAGGGAAACAACGACCTTTATGTTCGCTCCGTTGTTACGTGGGACCAAGTACCTGGCCGAACCGAGGCGTGGGCGAACGCAGAAAAAGTCAAAATTGGCGACCAGCGTTTCCGTCAGGAATACGAATGCGAGTTCGTCGGTTCTGGTATCACCCTTATCGACTACCGTTGCTTGGAAAAGTTGAAGGCTGTTGACCCTCTGCCGTTGGACAGCAGTATATGGCCTCCTGAGCTTGCTGACATTGTACGGGATATTTCGATGAGGGCCTTTAAGTACCCAGAACCTGCTGGTGCTATGGAAGCAAAGGGTTACTCCTATGTTGCGTCCATCGATACCTCGTACGGTATGCGTCAGGACTACCATGTGCTGCAGATTGCGAAGGTGTATTCTAACATCAAGTGTGAACAAGTGTTTACAATGTCGTCGAACTGCACGGAAGTTAACGACTTCTGCCGTATTGCGAACATCATTCTGAAATTCTATCACAACCCTTACCTAATCATCGAATACAACGGACCTGGAAAATCCACCTATGACTATTTCTTCAATACGGCAATGTACCCCAATATCCTCAACTTTGACTTGAAGTGCCGTGGTCTGTGGGCAACGCCGACGTTGAAGAGCAACGTTGTCATCCTTCTGAAAATGTATGTCCAGCGTGGGTACATCAAGGTGTATGACTACGATACAATCATGGAACTCATGACATTCACCCAGAAAACCCAGAACACTTGGGGTGGCGGCGGAAACACGCACGACGACCATGTGACATCGCTATACTGGATTGTTTACTACCTGAATACAACGATGTATTATGGTAACTACGAGCAGATAGAGGATTTGACTGAAACTGAACTGTTACGCTTGACCGATGAAATGAGAAACCGTTACGCTGATGCTCTCGACTTTATAAGGTCTCCTGATGCTATGGCTGAACAGCACAAGCTCGGAGCTATGGCCGAAGCAAGCGTATAAACTACAAGAAAATACGGTAGCATTATGGCGAAAGATATTAACGATTTGATGGATGGCTTGTATAAGGACGGGACGACCTCGGTAACAAAGGAGAAGGTGAATATCCTTCGTGTCTTCTTGCAGCGAGCTTTTCCCGATGTGGACAAGGCTGTCATCAACGATGCGTCTGCACTGCTTACCGTATACTGTTGCCTTGTCACGGAGGGCAAACATATTTCAGTTAATGGGCATGTGCTGGATGCGGAAGGTTTCCAGAAGCTCTTTGACTCGTACGGCAAAAAGGCCGAGGCTGCGTTCGATAGTCCGCAAAACATGTATGATTTCTATGGTTCTGCAATGGTTGTTGCCCTGTATGTGTACAAGTACACCAACGGATTCACCAACAAGGAAGCCATTTTCCGCAAGAATAGGGCGGGCGACAAGTCCGAACGCATAGCCAGTGCGATGTGGGACGACGAAATCCGATAAAGCACACTTGCCAGTTACATCGTAAAAATATATATTTTGGGGGAATATACGTATGATTCCCCCTTTTGAGGATTGTTATGCCAGAAACACCTAAGGTTATTCCTGTTGTTCCACAGCCCACCGATGAGAACGGGGTGGTAACTGTTAATGAAAACATTGAAAAACTTGCCGATTGGATGAAAGATAAGGTCAAGACCAAGAACAAGAAGGGCAAGTTCGATGTGGATATCATGCTTCAGAACATGGTTGAAAACATCGGTGATGGCCAGATTAATGCGAATGGACTACTCATGCAGGCCCAGTTGCAGCTTGCCGACCTTGAAGAGGAAAGGGCAATCAAGTGGGGCAAAATGTTTGAAACGCTGATGAGTAGCAGACAGCCTTTCGAGAAGACCAAGGACAATGTAAACATGTACCTATCTGGAAAGGCGGAGATTGCCAGCCTTGATGTTAGAATCAAGAAGAAACAGGCTTATATCGATAATTTGAAGGGATTTGCGGATGCAGTCAGGTTCTATCCTAAGAATGTCCAGACTATCCTTGACCTGAATTCTCTTGCCGTAGAGTCTGGCAAAAAGGGCCTTATCGACCTTGATAAAGAGGTGGAGGAAGACAAATAATGTCTGACGAAACTTTTAACCCGTTTAACATGAATATGCCGTGGGATGTTGACCCGAGCAAGGAGTCAGCTCCTGTCGAACCTAAGGATGAACCAAAGGCCGAGGAACAACCTGCAGAACAGAAACAGGATATATTCACGGCGCTTGAAGAGAAGTTGAGGCTTCCCATTGGTTCGACCAAGGAAGGTATAGAAGAGACCAAGCAGATGGTCAACCAGATTAAGGCCAAGAGTCAGATTTTCGAGACCAAGGGAACAGCGCTTCTTGCACAGGAAAAACTCGGAAAGCTCACTCCTGAACAGCATTTTGCTGAATGCGCTCGTATTAGGGCCCAAGCTAACCGTCTGTACGACATATCGTCTAACCTCATGGACAAGCTTAATGACCAAGTTGAGTCATCTCTGGATATGAGCGACAAGATGTGGTCTGCGGTCAGTTCCATGATTTCCAGCGTGGGCCAGAGCTTGGAACGCCTGTTGAAGGTGACTCAGGAACTTCGCAAGGAAGAAGACCTGCTTGCAATGGAAATCAAGAACATCGAGGATGCCAAGCATCTTACAAACGATGATGGAACCATTGATGCTACCCCAGACGATATGAACAAGCTTATCCTGTTCTTCCAAGAAGGTGAAAAGACTGAACAGCAGAAACAAATTGAAAACAAGGACGAAGAAAATGAGTAAAATCGGAATTATCGGCGACATCCATGTTGGGAAGACTTTCTTCCACAATCAGGTCATTACCGACTACCACAACAAGAAGCGTGATGAAATGTTTGACAAAATCATCGCTGATTTCAAACAGGAAGGTATCGACACCATCCTGTTTAGCGGCGACATCTTCGATAACCGCAACATCGTTACGGTGGAATCCCTCCACTATGTAATCGACCTTTTTGCCAACCGCATGAAGGATTTCCATATCATCACGATTACTGGAAACCACGACATGCAGTACGAAAACTCCGATTGCCTCACTTCGTTGGAGTTCCTGCGTTTCATCCCGAATGTTACTCTGGTTGACAAGGAACCTGTGCAGATTACTCTCGGCAACTACGACTGGCATCTGTTCCCTTGGCTCGGTACACCTGCAAGCAAGGAAAATGCCCTTAATTACATGAAGTCTGTGGCAAAGACTCCTGCACAGCGTGACCACAATGTGTTCTTCGGTCATTTTGACATCATCGGCATGCTTATGGAAGCGGGTAACATTTCCGTCGAAGGTTTTGACCCGAACGAGATGTCCAAGTATTGCACCTATGTAATCAGCGGTCACTACCACTGCAAGTCTGCAAAGAAGATTGGAAACACCCGTTTCGTCTATCTCGGAACACCGTATCACCAGTCCTTTGCACACCTCGGTACAATCCCTGGCTACTACACCTGCGATACCGACAACATGAAAGTTAATTTCATTGAAAATACAATCGGTGAACGCTATGTCGAAGTAAACGATTTTGATGACATTGATTCCCTCCCAGACCTTAGCGGAAATCTTGTCAAGTACAACAACGATGTGTCCAAGACATCTGAGGAAGCGATTGTTCCGCTTGACAAGTTGAAATCCAAGAATCCTCTCCATGTATTCATGTCCCCGTATGGAAAGCATGTCGAGGAGCATAATCCTGAGGATGCTGTGGCAATCGTCGAAGAGGATGACGAGGAAGCCAAGAAGGTCGTTACCATGAGCCAGATGGAAGTTGCTCGCCTGTTCATGGAAAATGCAGACCAGCCACCTCCGACATTGAGCGACGGAACTAGCGCCAAGGATAAAATTATTTCCATGATTAGCAGTTTTGACGCAACGTAACAGGAGCTGATATGAACAAATACAAGGTATTCCCTCGAAATCAGGTTCGGGCCGTTTACAGCGGTCACACATTGACATTGACTGATGGCACTGTCATTGACGGGTTCCCTATGGGTATCCGTGGGACCATTGAGGTCATAGTAGACGATTGCGAGGCGGGAAAATTCGAGTACACCCCGATTACATTTGGATTACCAGGTGAACCTGAACCTAAACCGTCATATTATCGTTATATGATTAAGACGCATGTCCCAGAGGACAGTCCTAACCAGAAATCCTCGTTCGTGCATTACACAAACGACCCGAATGCCGATACGCTTATACGGTGGGTGTCCTTCTCAAAAGGTATGCCTATGATGGATAGACTGTCGTAATTATTCTAAATATAGAGATTTTTAGAATGCATATGTTTAAAAAATGTATTTTAGTTGTGTAAATAACAACCTTTTATGCAGAAGGATACTATGAAAGCTACTGAGCTATACGAAAAACTCATTGAAGATAAGGTCAAGGTTAAGGCGGTCGTTGACATCATCCATGTGAACGATGGTGACTCACGCTTGTTTGGTGGTCGTTTTAACGAAGATTTTGCACACTTGTGCCCGTTCTACGATACACTTTGCACATTCAACCACATCACGATGACATCATCCATGTTCATCGACCTTTATTCCAAGCTTGCAATCAACAAGGAAACCGTCGTCATTCTCGACAACATCAAGAACCCTGCCGTTTTCGAGGTGGTTCAGAAGATGAAGTTCAGTAGTTTTCAGAACACTGTCGGTGACACCGTGCTGGACACTGCGTATGACAAGAACGATGACGAAAAGGTTAGCGCCGAAAAGGAAGCAAAGAACGATGCTATTCGCAAGGTGAACTTCCGTGTCATCTACATTCTTGACGAACTCGTTTGGGACGGCGTTGGTGGTCGTGGAAAGACTATTTTTGAAGCCCGTGTGATTGAAGACCTTCTCCAGATGGCAGATACCATCATCGTGCCGACCTCTGAATTGAAGCATGCACTTATCGATATCGGATTTGTTCCTGAAACAAGGGCAAACGATGTTACAGTCCTTCCGTTCACGGTCTCCCCGCAAATGTATCAGGTGTACGCCGTCAATCAGGCAAGAACATACAGTGCAACCCTTTCCAAGCCGAAGATTCTTGTCAAGGGTGCTGTCCTCCCGCAGAATGTCATCGAGTTCATCGTTGCCAAGCACAAGAAGTACAACTTCACTATTTGCTCTGGTTCCGAGTTCCCCGAAGACCTGATGCTTCTCCTTGCAAACGGCGATGTGCGTCATATCGTGCATTACACTGCACCGAACGTGAATTTCAAGAATATCACCAACACGTATCTCGACGAGCGTGACGGTCGTTACGATTTCGTAATCCACTGCTCCAACACGCTTAACTACGATTTGGCAAGCGGTGACATTGACCCGATGTTGTCTGTCGCATGCGGTTCTATCGCATTCGCCTGTGTTCGCAAGGACTGGTTCAAGCCTGAAACTCATCTTTGCGTGAAGACGGGTACTTCGTTTACCCCGCAGGCTACTTACAACCAGATTGACAACATGATTAGCCATGCTTGCGTGACTGTCGAATGGAACAAGTTGTATAACGAGCAACGTGGTGCCATCGAAGGCAAGATTTCAGACAAGGCTGTGGCAATGGCCAGACTGTTCGCCGTCCTCATCGGTAAGGAAATGGTGAAGAAACGCTTTTCTGCCGAAAACGGTACTGAAAATGGAACAGCAGAATCAACAAACTCCGCTGAAACCGCTGACAAGTAGTGCAGAGCCGCCCCGCTTCAATGTCATCCGATATGACATGAAGTGGTACGAAAAAGGACATGACCCGCATGATTACAATTCCATGCGGGACATGTCCATTTCTGAACCTATTATCGTAGACAAGTATGAAGAGAAGACTTTGCCCGACCCGATGAGCGAAAAATTGGCAAAAATGGTCTCCGATAAACTCAATGAGAACGAAAAGGAGAAAGAGCGTATCTCAATCGACCTGAAAAATGGCGAACATTATGAAGGGCCGAGGTACGTCTTCTCGTACTATGCTGGGGTATAAAATGGCTGAACCAGAAAATCTGCTGAAACAGGCTGTCGCATTGAGAAAACAGTTGGCAGGCAATCCAATGGGGTCAATGATTTTTCAGGAACCTCCGAAAAGGAAAGTTGTTAATGAAAGACAATCTGTGAAGATAGTCAAGCCTGTTAAGAAGTCCTTCAAGATTGAAGAGCCAGAACAGGAAACGGAAAATAAACCT